CTGAATTATCCCATTCCAATAATTTTTTGTCTCTTTGAACTAAAAAATCAGACCACATTGGAATAATAAAACCTTCACTCATAAGATCAACTATTGCTGGACATCTTTTAACTGTTCCTTCACGCCATTTTTTAGCAATATCGTAACTTTTACCAAATCTATTAGGAGGTCCATCAAGATTCTTTGGTTTTTCATGACTATCAGCCATTGATTTAAACCATTGAGGTAAGTAATGTTTGGATGGTTTTACAGGGGCTACTTCTACAAGACTTGTTATGTCAGTCTTAAATTCTATTTGTTTGTTTCCCCCCAGATCAAACTTCACTCGTAAGTTCCACCTAAGTCTTCAAATTTTGCTCTTGCAGCCATAATTTCATTTTCCATAGAAGATAATTCAAACTCGCTAATATTTGAGTCTTGTTTAACTTTCCAATAAACCATCTCAAGATCTTCTATTATTGACTGTTGTTGAGCTATTTTCTCATCAGTAGTCATATCCTCAGGGGGATCAAAAAATTTAAAATCTGTATATGCCATTATGCACCTTCCAACTCGTCTACTCTTGCTTGTAGTAATTCTATCATATCATAGAGATCTTGAATACTCTTTACAAGTATTGGCTCTAATTCCCCATCCATCAGACCTTTCATAGTTTCACCACTTGGCAAGTCTGCTTTTGCTTCATCTTCCACATAGTCAAGATCTTCAACAAAATAACCAATATTAGTAGGATCAAGTCCATCATCAATAAACGCTTGTTTTACATCTTGATAGGTAAGTCTGTATCTATCTTGTCGTATTTCTGGTACTGATCCTGTATAGGTTTCTAAAACATCTCCATAGGTATTCGTAAAGTTTGCAGTAATCGGAGTCATTCTTTTTACAACATTTATACCCGGAACTGTGTTTGAATTAATGTTTAACATTCTATCATCGTGAGCGTGAGCGTTTATATGGTTGTGAGATGCAGTCACATAATTTACATTATGTTCATTATTATCGTGACTATTAGGAAGATCGCTATTGTTTTTCTTAGCTGATAGAGCTAAAACTAAACCTGTTATGTTTGACTGACCATGAGCATTTGAAGAGTTAGTATGGCTGTTACTTAAACCACCATGGTTATTGTCTCCAACATGACCACTAAATTCACTTGATAAAGCTGATACTGTAGCTGAGTTAGCTTTGTTATTTAAAGCAGAGTTATTTGCTTTGTTGTTTAGATCTGCATTATTAGCTTTGTTACCAATTCCATGAGCATTACTGTTGTTACCTATATGATTTACTAAGTCAGTTGTATTTGCAAAGTTAGAAAAATCTGTGTTGTGACTGTGAGTATTATCAGATAATACTGTTCCTGAGTTAGGGAAAGTTATACCTGTGTGATTATGTCCTGCAACAGTTTCCCAAGATACTCCTGTAGCGTTACTTTGTAACACTTGACCTGATGTACCATAATCGTAGTTTCCATTGTTACCTGCAATACCTATTTTTACATCAACATGTGCAATATTATTAGTTCCTGGTGTACCTAGATTTATTGGACCACCTGAGGCGTTACCATAAGCATTAAGTTTTATAGTTCCTGCATTAATTTCTAGTTCCTTACCTGAGACTGTGCTTAGTTTGACATTATCATCTAAACCACCAACCATTTGAAATTCATCAGTTGATGCTTGCATTGACATTGTTAGTTCACCAGAACTTTCATAGAAATTGATCATACCAACATTTGCTGATTCTTTTATTTCAACTCTTGATCCTGATGAAGATGTTCTTATTGTTCCACCATCTAAAGTAAAGTTATCTGTGAGTGATGTCCCTTCCAAAGTACCTCTAATAGTTACATCTCTAAATATTGCATTACCATTAGCACTTATTTGAAAACCACTAGAACTGTTAAATCCTGTACTTTGTATTTCAGTGCTATTTATTGTTATACCTGCAATAGTTCCATCTGTTATTGCATCACCATCTTGTAAAGGTGTAAAATTCAATTGGTTTGCAGTGATACTGTTTGTTGTGATGTTACCACCATCAATAGTTGTTGATCCTGAGTTCACATCACTTGCTGCACCACCTACAGCTATAAAAGCAGTATCAAGTCTGTTTGAAGATAATGTTCCTGATGTTATGTCTGATGCATTCAAATCGCCTCTTATGGTTGCATTTTGAAATTCTGCAGATCCATCTGAATTTATTTTCCAACCTGCTGATCCTGTAGAATAGTTTGAGGATCTAATACTTGAATCATTACCTGTATCACCACTTACATTAAGGATTATCTCTTGACCGGATATAGTACCGGCTGTTATTTTACCTGCTGATAAATCTGCAACCTTAGCATCGGTAATAGCTGCATTAGCTATAACAGCATTTGTTACTGCTAAGTTTGCTATATGAGATGTGTTAATTAGTTCTGCACTACCAGTTTGTTCATCAGATGGCTCAGATTCGTTACCTGAACTATCTACTGCTGTGAGTCTAAAGTAATGAGTTGATGCATTATCCAGATCAATATAACCTACTGCTGCAATACCATTTTGTATATGTGAAGAAGTAGCTTTCAACTCTCCTATTTTAAAACCAGAGTTTGTTACTTTATTAGTTGTTGAATTGTAATTAAGACTAAATCCTTGTGTAGTAGATGCATAGATATTTAGATGGTCTAAGTCTTTAGCTAATGTGAAGTCTACAACCGGACTTACAGCATTACCAGAATCATTCTTTGCTTGACCTAAATTATGTATAAATTGTACTCGTAATGGATTGGAGGCTATAGTAGCAAATCCATCAGGTTTGTTTGGCGCACCTGCATCTGATGAAGTTTGTATAGAGCTAACTGTAGAGAAAGCACTATCAAATCCTGAAATATCAATTGCTTGTACACCTATTTCATAATAAGTATTTGGTGAGAGATCATATATAATAAACTCTCTTGTATCAAAATCTACTGTTGAATATATGTATTCGGAAACTTGAGTATCACTAGAATCAATAATGTTATTGCCATCAGTGTCTTGTACTACTCTGTATCTAAGTCTGTAATAAGCTCCATCAGTTATTGCTGATCCATCACTATTAAGTGGTTGATTCCAAGTTACTTTAATGAAAGCTTTAGAGATACCATTGCCATCTGAATAACTTCCTGAAATAGTATTTAATCCTACATTACCATTTGAGTCAGTAGGTTGACCTGGAATAGATTTGTCAGGAGATCCTGTTTGATCAACAGTATATCCACTAAATCCTAGACTCTCTCCTATAGTGGGAGCAACATCACCAATTTCTAACTGTACATCTCCATCTTCCCAAACACAGTAATCTGTTAACTCTGTGTAGTTACCATCTTTATCTCTATAGAAAACTCCGTATCCTAACTTGATAGGCCAAGTTACACCTAAGATACGAATTTTTGTTGGATTTAAAACTTGACCTTGGTATACGACTTCGAATAGATTTGATCTACCATCTAATGTTTTATCAGCATCTGTATCGACAAATCCTATATCCGGATCATATATAAAGATTTTATCGCCAACGACAAAATCTCCTGATATGTCATACTCTTCTAGAGATACATTTAAAGTCTTTTTTATTGTGTTTAACTCATTCAGGTAAGCAGAAGCTCTAGTTGCTTTACTTGTACCTTGAGTTTGAGGATCTGATATATATTGAACTCTTTTTAAGTCACTTCCAAAAATATCTTTATATGGTATTGATGATGCTGTAGCATTTCCAATATTTGCCTCAGCACCATATTTACTTGCTATAAGCTCTACTTGACTAACAAATTCTGAAGCATCATATTGTGCTAATAAACTTGTTGTTGCTACACCATCTATATTTGGATCTTCACCACTAGCATCTCGTACAATAATTGAAGTAGGATCAGATGAATGCCCTGAAAATATTGTTCCGACTGGTCCAGCATCAAGATATCCAGAAGTACTTATTTTAAACTCTACACCTAAATCTTGGCATACATACTTGATAGCTTTCATAGCTGACTCTGTATAGTGTTTCCCTGTATAGGTTGAACTATTTGATGGCTCTGTGATAGTTCCTTTTCTTATTGCACCTTGACTACCAGACTCATCTCTAAGTAAACCTTTAGGCGTACCTGTATGATCCAAAACATTATTAAGAGTTGAATTTATATAAGACCTAACTCCTGCATTACCACCTGTCTCAGAAATAGGCATACCCCTTGTATCGCTATCTCCTAAATATGCAGCAAGACCTTGACCAAAAACATTGACACTATCTTCTTCTCCTAGTTCCAAAGAATAAACAATACCCACATAACTTGCTGAACTTAAAAGTGTTGCATCACTATATTCTTGTACATTTATATCTGCAGGAACAATAACGATTTGTCCCCAAGCATCTAGCTGATTTATTATTGTGTTGGGTGTAATGCTCTTATCAAGTGTCAGGTTAAACTGACCTGGAGCCATTAACTTCTCTGTAACACTCATGATTTAACTAGTCTTACAGTTTCATAGACATTGTCTAAGTATTGATCCCTTATATTAGAGGCTGTATCAATAGAGGCAGCTGAAGTGCCATTGTAGACAAAGCCGATGAATGCTTTCAAAGTAGCTGTACTTGCAGTACTTTCTATCCCACCATCAGTCGTATCAACATCAAAATTTTGAGGACTACCTATGATTACCTGATTACCATCTGCATCATTATTAGTTTCAATTGCATAACTAGTTTGATCATTGTAAGCAATAGTACTTGTTGGTTTAATGTTAAATTGAGCAGATGACCACTGAGAGGCAACTATAGAAAAATGCCTAGATCCTCTCCTCAATGTTACATCAAAAGTTAACCTTTGATCTTTTGTAGTAGCATCGTAATAACTTGTAAGTCTTACTGTTGCTACTTCTGGAGTATTCTTGAGTATTTGTATAGATCTCCAACCTTGCCACTCTGTCTCAGAAACGCCTCTTGAAACTGCAAAAGCATTTTCTGATTTATATCCATTACCATCATAAGTAAATATTTTAAATCTTGTTTTATCAGTATCATTTGTAAATGTCATTTTTACTAAACCATTTTGAATTATTGTTGATGCTGGAGAATTGTTTGATGATTCTAAACCACACCTTAGTCTTGAAGTATCACTTATATCATCGGTAAATATTTTACATCCATTCTTGTAGAAATCTATAGGATCTACTAAATATTTAGCATTGTAACTTCTAATTGAACTTCCGTACTTAACTTGTATGTCTCCATCTTCACCAGTTCTTGCGTAGTTATTCGGTGTTGAAGAATGATCATGTGAATAATGATTTGTAGGTGGTGCGTAAAATTGTGTAGTTGAAGAAGTTATTGAATGATCGTTTTGTATTAAAGCGCCTGATAACTGACTCTCAAATTCTGTTTCACCCATATTGCCAAGCCATTGAAGATCTATTGTATATTTATATCCACCAACTCTTACTCTTGAAGTATCAACTGAGGCACTATTTACTTTTACATAACCTGATAAAGAACTATCACCTTCCCAAGTAAATGGAACACAATAGTAACCATTAGCACAAGAAATTAATTCATCTCTTAAATACTTAACTTCATCTAAGGTTTCAGTTACAAAAGTACCTACTAAATTTAGAATGTGTTCGTTACCAGATCTGGAGTCATTTAACTGACCTGGAGAAGTAAATGTTAACCTACCTATTGTTACTGTATTAGCCATTAGCACATATCCTTAGCTCGACATTGTTTACAATATCTGTATTCTGGTCCATAAAAATAATTACCACATTTAAAATCTGATTTACATGGCTTTAAAACTTCTTTATCTTTGTTGTCTATCATTTAATGTCCATGACCTGCTGCTTCTAAGTAAGCTAATCTAGTTTTTAAATCGTTAAGTTCCCACAAACTATTAGTAACGACTTGAACTTGTGTTTCGGCTCTAGTTATTGAGTCATTAAGGTCTTGATATTCCCATTTTTCTAGTAAGTAATATCTATCTAAATCAAACCCACCTTCTTTTACTGTTTGCTCTAAGTTATATAAGTTAGCTGATAAGGTAGCTATCTCTTCATTGAACTTGCCTACATTCTGTGCAGCTATTTCTAAGTCTTGTATTTTTTCATAAAGAACTGCAATATCATTTGAAACCATTGTGTCTTGTTTGAGTTGTTCAAACTCTATTTCTATTCCAACCATTCTTTCATCAATACCTTGAAGTGTATTTACTATTTGTCCGACTGATTGCACTCCTGCACCAACAGATCCCATAAGAGCTATTGCTGTTGCAACTAAACCTATATTATCTTTTATCTTCTTTAACACTATCTACCTCTAATTCCTGTGCCTATTGTACCTTCTCGATCTAGCTTGCTAAGTTCTTTCCTTATAGCTAATGCAGCTTTTCTTGCTTGCATTGGATCTGATGGGACTCCTGTCACATTTACATTTAGATTAGAAATATTAATACTTGATGATCCAGTATTTCCTATAGGTGTAATATCTACTCCACCTCCAGGAATTGCTCTAATTATTTCAGGACCATACTCCCCAACCAAACCATATCCTGATGCAAGTGATCCACCATTTGCATAAGCAGGTAATCTACCTCCACCTGCATAAACAGTAGCCATAGATCCTCCTCCACCAGCACTTGTTGAGCTAGAAGATGTAGAACTTCCTGGGAGTCCTGAAGAATCAATTCCAAGTTGGACTCTCCAATCTTTTCCTATTAGTGCCATTAACTGTTGTTCTACTTGATCAATGCTAATTACTGCAGGATTATTATTTACATCTATTGTTATTTCATCTTGTTCTATCTGCATGTTTGTATTGAAGAACTTACTAGCTACCTCATCCATTTTACCGGCAAACTTAGTACCGATTGTATTAGCTAGCTGTTCTGTTTTACCTGTTACTGTATCAATTACAGATGCATCAATACCTAAAGTAGTTGCTAGTTCCTTAAATATATTGACAGCATCAGGACCTAATGATAAGAGTTCAAATGCTTGTTGTCCCATATTGAATAAGTTTTGAGCTTGTTGTATGTTTGCATTAGAAATATCTTTATCCAGTTCAGCTAATCTATCAGATCTAGCATTTTCAGCTTCAGTCAACTCTTCTTCAGCTAATTGATATTCAGCTAGAGATATCGTTCCTTCTTCATATGCTATTTTTAAGAAATCTCTTTTGTCTCTTGCATCTTGAATGCCCTTTGTCATAGCAGCTGTATTTCCTTTGAGCAAAGTAGTTTGTTCTTTTAGTAAATCATTTAACTTTTGTTCGCCAGATAAAACACTTTGATTTGCACCAAATAAATTAAACTGTGAAGAAAATGCGCCACTTATTGCACTGTTTGCTTCACTTGCAGCTTGCTTGGCCATAGAGACTAAATCAATCATTTGTCCTTCAAAAGTTCTTTCCATTGTTGGATATGACTTTTGTAAACCTTCAACAAATCCTAAAATTATAAATTTACCTAAATCTTTGGTAATTTTAGAAGGTGACTCTATACCCAAAGTTTTTTCAGCTACAGATACTGTATTTAGCATAACCTCTTTTACTGCGTTATCTAATTCAACAGCTTGTTCTTCTACACCTTTAATATATCCATTAATAAAATCTTTACCTGCTTGTGTTGTTTTATCTAGTACTTCCTCATCAGTTCCGAATAATGCATCTTTTAGTTCGTTACTCTCAGAAAGATTAGCTTGTTGTAATAATTGCTCTCTTAGGCTTAATGCTTGTGGATCATTTAATAAGGCTTGTAGTGTTGCTGCAAATTCTGGTCCTAGTTTAGAAAATTCTAATGCAACATCATCAAATCCTTCATTTTTCAAGAAGGCTATTTGTGCTTGGAAAATGTCACCTAATCTAATTTTGTCAGCTAATGCTTTATTTATTTCTTCAGCAGACTTAGCTGTCATTTCACCAACGGAATCTAAGGAATCAAATAATCTTTCAGCAGATTCAATTGTGTTAGTTGCTATTCTATCAAATATACTTTCAGCCTCAGATTCAGCATTTGCTATGTCATCAAGAACATCAACTGTTTTTTCTCCTGCTTCAATTCTCTTTTCCATTGCAACAATAAGAGGCTCTAATTGTCTTCTTTCTTCATCAGTTAGATCACCTATGTTTCTAATACCCATAGCTTCTAATGCTTCTAATCTTAGTTTTTCTTTTTTCACTTTAAGATTTGCTTCTTGGGCAGAGGTAATTAATTGAAAAATTTCATAAACTGCGTTGTATTCTTCCTCTATCTCTAAAGCATTATTTAAAGCCATAAGTCTTTGCTGTTCTGACATGTTTACAAACTTAGTGACATCTTCCATGTCTAAGATTGAGTCTTGAATCAAACCATTTTCGCCAACCATTTTTTGAGCTGATGCAATAATTTCTTCAGCAGTCATCTTACCTGTCATTAGTTGATCATTGAAAGATGTAAGCATATTTTTTCCTGATGCTACTGATCTACTAAAATTAAGTTCATCTATAAATTTATCTTTAAATGCTGTTATTTCTTCTTCAGATCCGGAAAGACCTAAAGCTAAATCTTGTTTAATTTGATCTGGATCAAAAAATGACATTTCTCCTAAATCTTGGAATTCATTAGTTTGTTCTATAAGACCTGCAATTACTTCTGCTGTAACTGCTCCATCTCCGGTGAATCCATCAAGCTGTCTTCTTAATTGCTCTACAGCTCCTGCTGCTATCGCTGTCTTTCCTTGAAAATAGACCATACCAGCAGATATAGCATATAAAGATGCAATTATAGGATGTTTTGAAATAGCCAATAGTAAAACTTGAAATGCTTTCATTTGAGTTATAGTTGCTGCAAGAGCAACACCTAAGAGTTTTAAAGCTAATTGTATAAGGTTAAAAGCATTTTCAGATTGTATTATTCCTAAAGTTACTCTTTGTACTGTTTGATTTAATTCTTTTAAAAGTGGAGTTACATTATCACCAATTTGTACACCTAACTCGTTAAAGATATTTTTAGTTATTTGTATTTGTGAGGCAAGCGTTCCATATTTTTTTAACGCCTCTTCTGTAGCAGCACTGTTATCATCAAAAGCTGTTCTTGCTGTATCTAATGTTCTGTTGACCAAATCTCCAGCTTCAGCTAAACCTAATATAGCTAAAGTAGTTCTTCTTTGTGATAAACCTAATCGTTCTAACCTGGATATGACATCATCTCCAGAAGAGTTTAATTGATTTAAACCTTCAATAAAAAATTGAACAGCTTTAGCTGGATCTTCTCCGAATAATTCATCAAAACCATCTGCTGCAACTTGACCTGATTGTGCAGCAATTCTTCCAAATTCTGTAGTTTCACCTTGTGCTTGAATTAATGCAGATTGAATACTTTGGAATACACGCGCTACAGCAGTACCACCTGCTTGAGCCGGAACACCGATAGCTTGAAGTGCAGTAGCAAAGGCTAAGGCATCTTGAGTTGTTGCTCCAACTTGGGCAGCTGCCTGAGCTATACGCAAGACAGTTGTCATGATTTCAGATTCAGTAGCTGCGAAGTTGTTTCCGAGATCTACTATTGTTGATGCTAAGTTTTGAAAAGTTTCGCCATTAGTTTGAGCTATAGCATCTAGTCGTGCTAAACCTAGCGAAGCACCATCTACTGTTAAGTTAGTGGTTACTGCTAGTGTAGAAACTGTTTTTATAAAATCTGGTAAATTACTTACAGCAACACCTAATTGACCACCGAGTTCACCAATTCTATTAAGTTCGGTTGAGGACATAGGGGCAACGGAAGCTATTTCTTTAATTGAGGTTGCTAATCTTCCGAATTGTTCTTCTGAGGCTTCTACAGTTTTTCTTATACCTGCAAAAGAATCTTCAAAAACTATAGCTGCACGAGCAGATCCTAACAAAGCTACACCTGCAGCAGTTATACCTGCCAAGCTTATTGTCGAGATAGTAGTCATGGCACCTTGGACTTTTTTTACTGCCTTAACATTTTCATCGGCAACTGTCTGAGCATCTTGTACCATTTGTTTGGAGTTAGTGATAGCTCCAATATTTACGCTTACATTACCTACTGTTGCTTGTTCCATCGTTTCTCGCTATTCTATCTTGATCTCCAATCATCTGATCAATAGTTGTATTCACTCTATTTCTTCGGTGTCTACCTCTTCTTCTATCGAACTCTTCTTTCCACCATCCCTTAGGTGGCTCATCTGATACCTCTTGTTCAGGATCAGTGTTTGCTTGATAAAATAAAGAACTATCTATAGGCATTGTACTAAGTAATCTGTAAAATTTGCGCCATTCCAGATCTAAAGGCTCTAAAATATTGTAGATTTTGTTAAAGTCAGATTCGACATAAGACCACCGATCTACAATGTCAGTAGTCTTGTAGATTATTTTGGGGTATCACCCTCATCTTCACCATCAGTTTGATCATTGACTATATCTGTTTGGTTAAGTCCATATTGTTCCATTAACCAAGCAGAAACATCTTGTAAAGTTTGGAAATCAACATCACTTGAGATTTCCTCGAAATTTTCTTCTCCAAATACAGTTTTAAACCACATTGGAAGATCTGAAGCTGCCAGGCTGCCATCCTCGTTGATCCATGTCAACTGATTCAAAACGACCTTTGCTGATAAGTAGGGTGGGAACTTATATTCCTTACCATTTATCTTCGCAACAATCGCTTCGTTAGCTAAGGCATCCTTAGCAGCATCAAAATCTTTAAAACGCTCACTCATAATTTTCCTCCGATCTAGTAAAGCATTAAATTTAGTTTACACTTCCTTCGGTTGAAGCATTGGTATTATCTATAATCTTGAATAGATTTTGTTTACCATTTGTTGTTCCTACGGATGTAGACACTGAGTCTGGTACTAATATTTTGAACTCAACAGCAAGCAACACTTTTTGTGGAGCTTTTTGATGAGCCATTGTGAAAGCACCGACATTCACAGCTCTTGGGATATGAAAATGCCTAACACTACCTCCTGGACCCTCTGTCACTAATAAAAGTGATTTTTCAGTGAAGTCATCAGTTGAAGGTGGAGTATAGGTATCAAATCCAGAAGCAAAGTTTGTAGTATCATCTTCTGTGATAGTACCACCTCCGAATGCTTCTTTAATAGCAGCCATACTTGCTTGAGCAAGTGTACCTGTCAAACGAATCTCTTGTGCAGTCTTTACAGACTTAATAGGATCAATTTCTTCTGCGACCATAATGTCTTCAAAAGTCTTGTCATATTCAAGAGACCATCCATCTTCGGAATATCCAACATCAGTCCAAGCAGAATCGTTATCTGCCCAAGCTGTTGCTGTGGTTGAATCTTGTGCAGGGAAAGTACTACCTTTCGCACCCACATAAAGAACACCTGTTCCGATGAGAACATCAGATATTGCACCTGAAGTGTTATAACTTGTAGTAGCCATATAGTTCTCCTAACTTATACTTTGTAATTAGTTTGCAAACTAATTCTCATTAGTTACTCTTCTTCTGATCCATACCAATCATCAGAAATGTCTTCTACCTCATCCCCATCTATAGGTGTGTTGTCCACTCCCATAGTGGTTTGATTGACTTTCACAACTTCCCAATCTTGACCTTCTGCAATGAGTCTAGGTATGCTGAACTCATCCCAAAGTCTTCCTTGAGATTCTTTTAGTCGTTTCCAATCAGTCCCGGTTACTTCTGTCCATTCATTCTTGGTAAATGTTAAACCTGTTTTTTCATCACCGATTGCATCGGCAGGATAGACCGGATTAACTTTAACTTTTATTTTTGCCATTATTTACCTCAAAAGTAATATTAGAGGATGTTTTTTATATTTAGGGTTATTCGGAATAACGATAAGTCATATTACAAGACAATAGAAAGTTGGCTAATAAGACTTCATCTTCTTCAATTCTTTGTGGAGCTGTAGACACACTCATTCCATAGATCCAAGCCTTTACGCCAGAAGAAGTTGTTATTTGTGTATTTGATTCGATAAAAGCCTCTTTATAAATTATTTGAGCTAGATTACTAGCAGCGGTATAGTCAGGCTCGGCTTTGTTTCCAGATCCACCCCATCTACCTGCATAACAAGAAAAATTGATTACTGTTAGGTTTACTGCTGCCTGTGAGTCTTCATCTAATAAAGCACTACCACCATTTTCTACAACTACAAATGGCATAGTTGCATCTTGTGGTAATCTCGTTGCTATTCTTGTTCCAATAACATCTGTTATGCTTGTTTTAGATAATGCCCACGCTCTAGCGACTATTTCCGGATCTGGTGGTACATTCATGTTGTTATCAACACCTGGCATTTTTCTCCTAACTTAATAAATCAATTATACATAAGAATTAGAAGGGTAGGTCTATTTCGCCTAAATCCCCTAAATCTTTAAAGTTGCGTTCTGATAATTCGAAACTTTCTTGACCTGGGTTTGGAGGTTGTAAGTCTTGATATTTTAAACCTTGTACGGCTTCATTTCCTAATGTTTTTTGTATACCTTTAAACACTGATTTACCAAACCAAAAAGGGTTAGTTAGATTTTTCTTTAAATATCTTTGCCCTTTTTGATTTAAATAATATGAAGGGTAAAGTGTCTTCCACCAATATGGAGCCATGTCTGCAATGTTACCTGTATTACCCATACTAGATCCAACTGTTAATCTACCTGTTGCTAAATATTGTTTATTACTCCTATCAAAACCTCTATTGATTATAGATTTTCTTAAGTTACCTGTTTTCTTTGGAGCAGCAGTTGTTACTTTTGACATCATATACAGCTGAATCTCTTTAAGGACAAATGAAGGGTTGAAGTCTTTTATGTTAATACCTAAACTATTAAGATCTCTTTTGCTTTTTATGTACTGTGCTTTTACTGCACCTCTGTTATTTTGTTCTAAAGTCTTCCTAACTTCCTTTGTAAGTTTGTTACCATCTAAAGAAAATTTAGCATTGTTTTTTTTATTAAAATAATTATTCATTGCTCTTGAAGATTGTCTACCATATGCTCGGTTTGCTAAACGAGTAAAAGGACCAAATCCCTGAGGTATGATTGCGCCACCAACTCTACCTATAGCTCTACCAGCTACTCTTCTTTGCAAACGGGTTGGAATAGATTTATTTGCAATTGATTGTAAGTCACCAAGACCTTTTGAAAGATTTAAAAAATCATTTCTTAATGACCTCAGCATAGGAGGTTGTATATTAAGAGCGATCAAGTCACCTGATGCAAATTTTCCTGCAGAAAAGTTGTAAAGAATACTTCTATAGCGAGTAGTCATACCCCCTTTATAGGCCATTAGTTTGCCTTTCTAAGTCTCAATACCTTTACTACATCATCACCAAAACGATTTTCTCTTTTTTCTACTCCTTCAATGTCATAATAATCTGTACTTATTTTCACTCTATTGTTAGATTGTACAGTTACTGTTGAAGGTATATAAAGATTGAATTCATCAACTAATAGATCAGTAGTGCCACTTTCTTCTTGACTTGATAGTGATACTAATCTACCAACTGTGTCAGTAGCATCAGACCAATCAGAATTGTATAAACCTCTATCATCGATACTACTAGTTGACATACTTTGAATAGTTACATTTGTTTTTAAATAGTTTTGATAATTGTAAGACATACACTTACTTTAGTCTGATAATTTGTTTTTTAGTTTTTTAAGTTCTTCTCTACGCTTATCGAGTTCTTTTAGTTTACCTTTACTATCGATGAGGCATTCATTACAAACTTTCTGTCTACCATCTTTATATTTTTGTGTTTTATTAAATTCTTTAATAGGTTGTAGAACTCCACACTTCTTACATTGTTTTGCTTCAGGATTCCACTTTTGTAATTCAACATACTGTTGGGCTTCTTTAACACCTAACCATATAGCAGGATCATCTTGCATCCAGGTCATAAACCTTTCGAGTCCTATAGGTAAGTCCTCATATAATTCTCTTACTGTAAGACTATACTTACCATCACGAATTCTATCAATGACAGTAATTGCTATTTCGTGATCTATAGCTGAAATCGGCTCCAAACCACTTTGTTCTCTTAATTGTCTCACTCTTTCATGAGAGCAATCCCATTCTCTTGCCCAATCAGATAAAGGTTTATGTGGATCTTTTATAAAGAGCTTATAAGCCTCTTCAACTTTTGGAACTTTTCTACTTGGCATTTTTTCTTTTCCTTGTCAATCCTCGTTCTTTACGAATCTTTCTTCGCTCTCTTTCAGACAATCCACCCCAAATGCCAAATTTCTCTGCATTCACTATTGCATATTCTAAACAATGTTCTTGGACTTTACAGTTATTGCAAAATTCTTTTGCTTTTCGAGTAGATGCTCCACGATCTGGAAAAAATAGATCTGGATCAGCGTTTTTACAATTAGCATCATCTTGCCACCACAACTCTTGTAACCTGAGTATGTTGGTTAGAGATTCTTCCTTATATTCCATTCTTCGCCCTTTATAATTTCAGCGAATTGTTCGTTTATAAGGCTTTCCTCATAAACTTTTTCTCTCGTGTATTCATTAAAATGGACAGAAATTAAACCATGATAGTTTAAGAAACCGATTAAATAAGTTAAAGTAACTATATCCACTAGACAAAGATTTGCTTCTTGTGTGTGTTAAGTAGCATCTTATCTGATTCTTTTAGAATTGGTCCATCAAAATAAGCTAACGGATCCACTAGAGTTACATCTAGATCTCCAATTCTTTCTTGTGTTACTACACTCATACCAGCCCCATTGGTACTATCTGTGAGATGTGACTCCACAGCTCCTGTTTTACTCTGACTACTTAAATTTAAAGCAGACATAAGTATTCTTGCAGAAACTCTTGCACTTGTAAACTTTATGTCATCAGGAATTGTAGAATATCCTGCATTGTAAACAACTGTAATATTCTTAGGTCTAGATCCTGACCAACGATTTAGTACTCTTTCTAACCTGCCGTTTTCATGAAAAACAAAATCTGCTTCATTGCCTTCGGTTAGTGTATTGTCATCTTCAGTTACTGAGGTTATTGAGTTAACAGGAAGATGCTTTAATTGTATTTCACGATTATTATCACCGAATATTATTTCAGTTTGATTGCCAACCTCTATATCGTATCCGACATATGTTTTTATTGTTGCATCGGCAAAGGGAATAATGCTATTAGTTAAAGATGTTTGTAGAGATGAACTTAAATCTATCTGTACAATAGTTTCAACATCAGTATAAGAACAGAGAGCCATTGCTACTCCTTACTTATTTTCTGATGGTTTAACTGCTTTAGTTTCTACTTTTTTCTTCGGAGCTGCTTTTTTCTTTGCTGGAGCTTTTTTCTTAGCAGGAGCTTTTTTACCCCAACCTTGCTCTTTTAACCAGGACTCAGGATATTCCCAACCTGCTTTAGCAATTAGATCTGCATTTGCTTTTGGTAGCTCTGACATTGGACCTTCCCATATTGTTCCATCTTGTAGCTTCCAAATAGACTTTTCCGGTTTTATATATTTTTCTTCTGACATAATAATTAATCCTAACTTATTTATTTCTTTTTTTAGGCTTTTTCTTTTTTGGTTTTGGTTTTGAATGATAAGGCATTTTTTTCTTTCTAATCGTAGTAGGTGGCTTGAGTATGCTCTTACTGTATATCGCTTTGAAACCTACCTGTTTTTAACTCTATAAAATATGGGGGCATATAGCCCCCATATTTCAAATCGTAACGCTATTAAGCGCTTGTGATCTTATGGAAAGCTGCTTGTCTGTAAACAGGGAATCCAACACGCATTGTAGCTCTGATCACCATGATATTTTTTGTAAAATTATCACCATGACTATCACTAACTGCGACATCAATACCTTGTCTCATTACAACATGAGCTGCTTCTCCACCACCGAATTTACCAACTAGGATGGTACCTTCAGGAATTGCTGTTGAAGCAACAACATTTAATCCCCAAAGTTGGTTAGCAACGCCACCACCATATCCACCGGCTTGGGTGAATACAGGTGATTTAGAAGCGTAACCTGCAGTAGCATCACCAGCAAAGTCTTCATCGACTTGCAAAACGATCTGTGACCAGTCGTTAGGGTGGATTACTATTGCATCAGGCTCTGTGAATGCATTCACTCTAATGTCAGTGATTGCTCCATAGATAGCTCCGATTCTTCCCAAACCACCTGAGTAGGATCCATAAGCAGTTGATCCAACACTGGATTTTCCTGCATCTAAGATACCTTCAAGGTTTGGTGAAGTACCATTACCAGCTATTAACTGGCTGTCTAGTCTTAATCTCATCATGGTTTGTAGTCTTGAATTCAAATATCCTTCTAGACCTGAAACATCTTGCATCAACTCATCTGTGACTGGGATGTTTACGCCAAGTTTTGAGATTGTAGCAGTTCTTTCGGTGAAAGCTAATGCTGCTTCGCCTACTGCTGCAGCCTCGGCTGCTTCAGCTGCGTTGTTTGTGAAAGTAGTTTCTTCCAAATAAACAAACGCATTTTGATCTGTATTAATTTGATCAAATAGGTTAATTACTGCATTAGGATCACGAAGAGCTGTTTCCAAAATACCAGGACCTCTTAAAGATTCTGGTGGGTAACCTGTTGTGGTTAAATTGGTTTTTGTTTGAATTGTGCTTTGTAAGTTCTTAGCACCATTCTCTACATAACCTTTATAAGCTGCTGACTTCATGAACTCTGAGCCAAAAGAAGAATCTTTTGCTTCTTCTGATGGGTTAGGAATGCTAGGAACTGCGTTACCTGAAACATCTAATTTAGATTTTGCTTCAGCTACTTTAAGGTCATCCCTTAAAGATGCAAGTTCTTCATTTCTTTCAATGACTGCATTCTTTTGTTCTGGAGTAGAAGCGCCTTCTTGTCCTTCGATGTTCTCGAATAAACCTTTAAGCTCTTCTGACTTTTCAGCAATATTTTTGCGAATTTCTTTTACATCGCTCATACTATCTCCTCAATAATCTCGTTATCTTCTATTTCTATGTCGGTCAACAAAGTTTCTGTTGCAATTCTTTGACTCTCTAACCAAAGATCATCAAGTTCACTGTCAACTTCAACTTCTTCAATTTCAACTTCTGAAACTTCTTCTGCTTGATCTACAGGATCTTCAACTTGTCTTTCATCACCTGTATCAACTTCTGGCTCTTCAGCAGGATCTGGAGTATCAGCTTGCGCCTCAACAACTTCCCCTACTTCTTCCTCAGCAGTTAATTCAGGATCTGAATCTTCAGTCACTTCAACTGTATCTTCAGCAGTTTCGACTTCATTACTTTCCATCTCTAACGCTCCTTCAGTTCCAAATTCTTCTACGAATTTGTCTAGTTCTTCGAAAGCATCTTGGACACTTTCTTGAACTGTTCTGAGAGCTTCAGTTGTAGAAACTCCCAACTTCCTCTTATTCTTTTTCCTGAGTTCTCCTATAGATTGAACTCTGGCAACGAGGTTATTCAATGCTGCAAGAACATCTTTTACCTCATCAGAAAAGCGTTTGCCTTGCACGCTGGCACTCTTCTCTGAAACCTCACTATCCTCATCAACAATACTTAGAATCCTAAGATTGATTTCTTTTAACGCATCAAGTGATGCATCATCAGTTGGGACAGAATTTAAAATTTCTTTCATTCCAGCTGCAATATTAGCTAACACAGTCATAGCTGTTGTGCTTTTTTGCATTCTGGATTCGTAATCTTCATGTGTAGCACATGGCATAAATACTGCTTGTCCATCAGCATCATGCATATGAGATCCAACACATCCTATTTCTTTAGCACGCTGTTCTGCTTCTGCAGCAGTAGCGAATGTATCACTTTTAGGAGCTGCTTTTTTCTCATCATCTTTTACTTCTTCTTTAGGCTCCTCAGGTTGAATTGAATCACTAGTAAGAGTGTCCTTAACCCCTCCCAGATCTGGATCATCAGATACAGATACGGATTGAACGATCTTTGCTTCTGTTTCTTTATCGCTTTTAATCGCCATGGTGAAAGTTTCTTGATTAGCTCCAACAAGTACAGGACTAACTTCGTAAACCGATAAGTCTTTAAGGTATCTAACATCTTCTTCATCTTTCCCATCCTTTTGAAATTTGCCATACTCTGCATCATTAACTCTAAAACCAAAAGACCACTGTTGTAAATCGCCCATGCTTTTTACTAGGTTGTAAGCCTCTTTACCTGACTCGGTATCCATAAAAAACTCACCTGTGAATGTTGCCATGTCGTTGTCTTGTGAGATGCTACCTTTACCAATTGGCATATCCCATTTGTGAGACCAAACCATTGGTACTGATCCACCTTTAAAACCTGACTTAACTGCGCCTGGTACTACGACATCTCCATCACTATCTACATCGTTGAAAACTGAGAAAACTGCTTTAACTTCCCCTGTTTTGTCTGACTCTTCTTTCATCTCAAAATTAATATTTTTGATTTCTTTTTCTTCTGACATATTTGTCTTACTCCTGTACTTTGTTACTAATGCGCACTAAATAACTGACTAAAGCCAATATAACAATATTGTAGACAGTCTTTTATAATTATTGTGTATTTTACATTGCCAATCTGAAAAAACATTTGTTTGCACATCTGTGGTATAGTTATTACATGGACAATGAAGTTGCTAAAATATCGACTTTGCATATTGGATCTGGGAGTTTCTCGGTGGCGATAAACTCTGACAACACAGGTACCTTAGATATTTTTGATAAGACATTGAACATAAAACTAGTTCGTAATAAACTAGAAGTATCAGACAAGCTAGCTGCGAAAGACTTTAAGTACGGAGCAGAAGATAGGGACTATTTACTAGAATGGGTATACAAAGAAATGATGGGGATAGAGTAACAGAATTCCAAATATTTATGGATCAGATTGCTAAATCTCCTAAGTATCAAAGAAATGCCATCATTAATGATTGGCTTACCTTTTTATCAGAAGATGAACAAGTAAGATTAATTAATAAATTAAGAGTGCGTGGTGTTGAATATATTCCGAGTGAGAATCCAATTTTTAGAAGTTAACTTCTAAAGTCTTTGATTTTTCTTAACTTAGATATCGACTGTCTTACAGATCGATCTGTTTTCTGATGCGATCCATCTTCCATAATTGCCCAAACCATCATGGTTGCTTCATCATCCTTTACTGAGGTTACAATTCCATGGACAGTAGATGGTGGATCTGGATCTTTATTAATACTCCAAGAAACTGCATCTCCAACTTTTATAGATCCCTTAGCTGCTTTCTCGGATCTAGCAGAATTCATTTCTACTTCGGATAAAGCCTCTGCCTCTTCTGTTGACACATTTATTTCTTCAATAACTTGTGTTGCATTTTTCTTAGAACTTAACGGATGGTTGCTAGGAAGAAGATCTGTATCATAAGCTGTTCTTTTAAATTTACCTGTTCTTAAAGCTCTTAATAGGCCATTAACTCTGGCCATTGCCCACTGCTGTGGAGAACTTACATTACCTCTGACTGATCCAGGATTATTCTGATAAGCTGCTAATCCTCTGTTATAACAGGCTGTTAACATTCTTGTTGTAGCTCGGTACTTAGGATCTTTAGCATTATGTTCACTAACTTTTTTCTTGAGACTATCTTTAACACCTTGACTCAATGCTTTTTCTTGAATTTCTAAAAGTAATGCTTCTTGAATTTTTCTTCTTTCACGAATAACTTTTTTATATTCGTTTACAACTTTTCTCATTGCAGGTACTCCTGAAGCTGTAACGCCACCCCATTTCATAACAGCAATTGTTCCATTAAGTCTGTTATTTTTTTTGTGTCTGTTCATAAATCTTTCTCTACGCTTTACCCAATTAAGTACAGATTCACTTCTATCTCCACCTTTGTAATCTGTCCATTTATTGAAAGCATCGTTACCGGTAAATGAAGTAGGAGGATTACCACCGGTACCTGCTCTTCTCCAAATCTCTGGCCAGTTTTCTTTTAAATCTTTGACATAAGCATAACTAGGAAATTGTTTATGTTGTGAGTTTGTTATAGAGATCGACTGATTGTCACCTGATTTAGGAAAATTAGTAATTTTCTTTGGTGCTTTTTTCATTCTACTCAAAGCTGTATTAGCTGCCTCTTGAGTTTCATAACATTTAATTACTTGATTGTCTTCATGATTGAGTATGCACCATGCACCATTAGGCATCTCTGCAACATATTTTTCTTCATTTAGAGGTGTTGGAGTTGGTTTTAAAAGATCAGATCTTATTGCCTCTAAATCTGCTGAAACAGTTGTCATCACTTTTTCATCTAAATCTTTTATTGCTTGTTTAAGATCTTCAACTTCTTGATTTGGCTCTTGATCAGTTTGTGGTGGGCTACCATCAATTGATCGTTCTACCATGTTCATTGGTCTTAGATAAAGGTCATGAGTTTCATCTGTTTTTAAACCTGCTTGTTTTCTTGCCTCGCTAATTGTTATCCAACCACCTTGTACAGCAGTGTTCATTCTTTTATAAATATCATCTTTGTCTTGTGATAAAGCTCTTACATCATCCAAGTTATATTTAACATATACATCATCATCATCAAAATCTTTTCTAAGTAACTGATGTGTCAATTCTGATGCTACTGATTTCCATAAAGGTACAAGTTTTTGTTCTGTAAAGAACTCTCTTAATTCACGGGTGTTGTTATAAGTGGCTGCATCCAGTCCAGCTCCGAGTCCGGCGAGAATTGCTGGGACACCTAAAACTGCAGATACTCTTTCTTCAGGTAGTTTTCTTAATTCTGTAAGATTCATTTGATCTGGGGAAAAAGATACTACTTCGACATTCATAGATCCTGATAAGATCATTGGAGCGCCACGATTTTTGCCACCAAATTTTTGTTTGTACATAGCAGAAATCGCTTCAGCCTCTTCTTTAGAAGGACCGCCCATAGAATCATCTTTGGGTGAGAGGATGACACCTGGTACAGCCATATTATGTAAGAGTGCTGCTGCATATTGTCCTGCAGCCTCATCACCTAAGATTTCTCTTAACACTGATTTTAATGGAGCGAAACCACGCCTATGGTTATTTGGATCAATTCCGTTTCGGATATGCACTATATCATTAGTAGGTACGACTATACTCTCCCCTCCAAGTCCACCATATGGTTTGTATTTAAAATGTGTTATCAAAGTATCTTCATCACCTTTTGGCTCAACCATGTTTGGCATCAAAGGTACAAGTTGAACTACATTGCCATCTGAATTTCTATTTTTATAAAGATAAGCATCTCCATAAGCTGATAAAGCTACAACCATATAGTGAGCAAGTAAGTTACCTGAAGTAAATGGATTTGGTCTTTCTAAAAGTTTTGCTATTGGATGTTGTTTAATTAATTCTTGATCACCATCATCTGTGTCTTTATAAACTAATGGTCGTGGCTCTGCAAATGAAGTTGCAAGAACATTTAGACATGCAACAACAGCAGAGTTGTTTGATCCATCACCAATATCATCCAACATATTTGAAGGAAAGTATCCAGATTCAGTATTGTATCCATAAACTGCACGATCTAAAGAAGTGCTTTGATTGTATCTACTAGCTTTTTCTTGCTGTCTTTGTGTAGGTGTGTTTAAATAATCTACAGTCCTACGATAAAAAGATTTTTTTTCTTCTGCCATTTAGTATGCGCTCCATTCCCTCTTTATTTGTGCGCTGATAACTCCGTATCCTATTGCATCAACAATGTCATCATGATGACCTACTGGAAAACTCATAAGTTCTCTTTCTACTTCTACTAGCCAAGGTGCGCCTTGCTTAAAGTACACATCACCTGCTTCCATGCGAGCAGCTAATGGTAGAGCGCGACTAACTTTATCTTTGTCGGCTCTCAATTCCTTCACAGCTAAACCATCTCTCTTGGCAAACTGTATGAGCGAAAGCTGGTAGCCTGCTCGCTCCATACCAACCCATTGTAAATCATATTCTGCCATTTTTTGTCTTATTCGAGGTATTATATCTGGAGCCTCCATCCTCTTTCTATCGACATCTAAAATAACAATTTTACCTTTGGGTGTTATTGCAAAACTAGCAATTACAGTATAGTCAGATCCATCCTTAACTGAGGTAGCCAAGTCAACAGTGCAAAATCTAGTACAATCATAAAGGTTTACATTCTCTCCACCTACAAACAACATATTTGACTTTTCTCTGTAGTATTTAATCCACTCAGGTTGCAACATACCTTGACCTGCTTCTACAAATTCTGCTAAATACTCCTGAGCAAAAACAATAGATCCAACTTCATCTTTAGCTTTTTCTACTTCTTCTCTGTCTATGAATGGATTATCCCATGTAGCAAATTGGAATCTTTCCCAATCCTCTTTACCTTCTGCAAATTCCCATAGTTCATAAAACCAATTGTTCATCCCCATAGGAGTGCTGATAAAAAGTGCAGATCCTTTTCTTTCGGTAAGAGTAGGTCTTAGAACTTGATGCCAAACATCTGGTTTGATGAAAGCTGCCTCATCCATAACTAAATAATCTAAACCTTCACCACGAAGTCTATGTGGAGTGTCTGCTGATCTCACTGCTATAGATCCACCTGTTTGAGGAAAAGTAACTTCCATGTTTACCAATGAAATATTTACAGGAAATTTATCAGGAAATCCCATAGCTGCATTTTGAATTTCACGCCAACCTACTCTAGCTATCGTGTAAGTAGGTGCAACCCACCATGCTCTTTTACCTTGCATAGCTGTAATCAATGTGAGCATAACTCCTAGTCTTGATTTACCAAATCTTCGACCTGCACACAATATTTTCCACCTTGCCTCAGAACTTGCTACGACTTCTTGTGCTTCATGTAAGGGAGGCATTTGAAATTTAAACTCTTGACTATCTGCACCTTTGACAGAGTTAAAAGTAAAAGTTAAATTGTCTTTATCTTTATTAACCATTTAGTGAAGTATAACTAAGATTATGAATATTTTTTAGTCAATACCAATATATATCCTGCTTTTGAAAGTAGTTGCCTACTTGCTATAGCAGAAAGCTCTTCATCTTTAGTAAATTTAGCTTTATTTGGAATAGAGATATATTCACACAATCCAAAATTGGAGTCACTAAAAACCAGATCAAAGGTACTTTCTAAACCCCATCCTTCAAAGTCTTTAGCTATAACAAACAAGGTAGAATCTTTTTTCATTGAAACTCCTAGATCCAAGATTTGTTGCCTCATGAAAAGTCCAGAAGGAACATTTGGATTATCTGAAAAATCTAACATATTGAGAAAAACCATATCTGCATCAGATATAGATCTATCGTACTTTTGAACTACAAAATCTGATTGCTCTACTTTTGTAGTTTCTGGATGAGGAAATATATCATAACTTTTACAATCTAGATCAAACGCTTTTGCAACATCGTTAGTTACTTGATACTTGTCTGTTAAATCAAAAACTAATTTATCTTCAGGTTTTTTAAAGAAGTAAATCAAGTTAGCAATCATCTGAGGTGGAGTTTTTTCTATTGTGTCTACACCAAAGTTTTGAATTGGATATCCAAAATTCCAATTATTACTAGGTTTGTAATTGATGTTATGTTTTTGCATTGGATCTATAGGAGCTGATACAGGTGCAATCTGATCTACTTTATAGTCTTGCACTTTTTGTCTAAGTCCTTTTGTAGTAAAACCTTTTCTAACAGACTCTAGTAAAAGACTGTCTTGCACATCCTGATCATCTATAAAAGCAACTTCTTTATGATGACTCCAGGATAGTTCCGGTACTCTTCTCTCTACCGGTATAGCTCTAGATACAGCTGCAGCACTTGAAAATGTTGAATACGGAATATTCATAGAAAGAGCTTGTGCAGCTAGTTCTCCATATTTATGTTCACCGAAGTTCCACCAATCACCAAGCCACCACATAATATTTTGTGTAGCTTGCATAAGACTATTGCCTACTTCTACCCACTGTTCATAAGTTGTGCTATCTTCGAATTTTAGAAATTGTCGTTCTTCAAATTTTTCAATCATATTCTCTCCCATAATGATATTTTACTATATTAATCGTTTGGTGTGACAAAAATATTAAAAATCTAGTTGCCTCTGCTTTTACAACAGGGGGCAGAGGCTCCTAGAAATATCAGACTAATTTACTAAAACTTGACTTTATGTTTCCAATATTAATATTAGAACGGACTTCAGAAACTGGCAAACCTTTATTAAATGCAATAAAAGTTGGAACACTTTGAATGTTGTAGTGATTTGCTATGGATGGCGATGCATCTATATCGATCGCTACAAATTCACATTCTTTTTCATTCCATTCCTTTGCAAGTTCTTCTACTGCAGGTGTAATTTGTTTGCATGGTTGACACCACTCTGCTTCAAATTTTACAATTGTGGTGGTGTCTCTTAGTACTGTGTCTGTGAAGTCTATCTGGTCAATTTTTCGTATCATAGTGTATTAACAATATCACAAATAAAAAATATTAGAAACCTTTTATCTAAGATAGATTTATGAAAATATATACAGTATCAAAAGATCATGCTCCAACTATGAATAGGAAAGAGCGTAGAAGACTAGCAAAGAAAATTAGAAGAGATCTGGCAGTCGAAAAAAAATCTTACAAGAATTAAAAAGAATAGGCTGATCCTTACGAATCAGCCGATGATGGGAGGAAGTCGGTTTAGTAGCCGACCTATACACTATACATCATCAGGTTTTGATTTTGGGTAAATAAAAAGCAGGTGTCTTGGCACCTGCTCTTTACTTTTAATCAGTGTTCACGAAAGGCTCGTAAACAAACTATGGCAGTCTTTCAACTATCCGTAGCGAATATGTACTTAGTTTACTTTTCTTCGAAATTTTTGCAAATGTTTAAATATAAATTTACAAGATCATCAGCATCCTGAACTAAATTGATACCTTTGATTCTCATGTAATTAAATTGTTTTAAAACAACTTCTTTTAAAGATTGATCGCTTATAAGCTCATCAATAGCATCTTCTCTTTTAGTTCCAGGTGGAAAATTAAAGTCTGCCATTATATTGTCCCTTCCGGTTTTATATCATAGAAATCAGGATCTAATATAGGAGAAACTTCCGGTATCCAGTCATTGCTTTCAATACTTTGAATACCATTCATAAAAATCTCTACAGCTTCATCTGCATCTTTAGCTGCTACAAAAAATTTAATTTCGTAATCTTTTTCTTCCATTATTCCTCTATTTCATATTTCTTATTTATCTCACAATGATAGTCTACTTTTTCTTGCCATAAGAGATCTTTCTGAGAACTTTGTTTGTGTTCAAAAATCTCACTTACTTTTTTTATTGCATCTTCTACAGAATCAGCATTAACAATATAGTCTTCTGTCATTTCATAACTGATCATTATTTTCATATATATTCCCTCCCTATATAGTCTACTCTAGTCTAGTCTAGTCTACTCTAGTCTACTCTACTCTAGGGCGTGACAGTCACAAAATGTCACAAAATGTCACATGTGACATAAATTGTTAATAATTCTGTAAAACCCTATAAACATTGAAACTAAAAACTTTATCGCCAAGAAGATTTAACATTTTGGTAACTTTATTGTAACTTCTAAAGAAAAATTTATAGTAATATTTATACCTTAAAAGAAAGGATAACATGAGTTATATTGAGATGATTGGTGTTGGATTAGCCTCTAAAAATAAAATAAAAGGTATTAAACATCCGAAAATTAAAAAAAATAAAACAAAAAAACTAAATGACCTAAATACAAATGATATATTAGGCCAACTCACTGAGGATGATCTTCCTTAATTGAATCACAAAAGATAAGTTTATCGGTGCCGATAGAGTTTAAGATTAGTCTTCCAACTAATTCGGCACATTGTGGAACTACAGCATTTCCTAAAGCTTTAAGTTTATTTACACGATCTGGATAATCTTCTATAGATCTGGGCATATTATATTCCCACATAGCAAAATCTTTGATTTGATCTCTAAGTTTTCTAAAAATATTTAAAGGTAAAGTATTCCTATCGCCTGTTTTAGATCCTGTCAAAACAGTTCCATATGTGTCTTTATGATCTCTTGCTGCAGCTGTTGGAAAAGCAGTTTCATTAACCCAATTGTATGACTCCGTATAAGTCATTTCTTTGTCAAACTTTAGAGGCAGTAAGTAAGGTTTAATAATATACCAATGATCTATAGATGGATAACTAAAACCTGAATCATCATATCTAAACCAATGCTCTATTTTTGATTTTGATATTTCACTACCTACTTTTTGATAGAGACTCTTTACAGAGCTTACGGATCTTAGATAGTCTACAAAATCTTTTTGTTTTGGTAGGTTAGGTCTTTTTAAAATTTTATGTTCTGCATATTTTTGAAATAGATCTGGATCTTTTTTTAATTCCTCCATAGCAACTTGATCTGCTAAAGCTACCTGTACGGGTTGACCTGAAGCTCTTGTGTTTTTTCCTTGTAGGAAAGATGCAGCATGTGTATAAGCATTTTCACCTTTGTGATCAAAAGTGGTTGGTGTCCTCCAGGTATTTGGTGTAGATGACCAAATATTTTTAATGCCTAATCTAGCCATCCATCCGGAAAACCCATAAGTCGTGTTACCCATCCATAGTTCAGCCTCTTGCCTTGAAGTCGTGAATTCTCCCTCAGGTTTCCTGTCGACTTCCTCTTGGATTTCCTCTCCTTGTCCCCTCTGTACAGGACATTCTCCAACGCCTCCCCTGATCTCGGTGGTAGGTGATCCATTGTGTTCGGTGTTTCCCAACTCGCTACCTGAACTTTGTCTGCTAGATTCAAGGATCTGTCCTCTCCCCCATTCTTGGCTATTCTTCTGCCCTTCTCGTTCAAATTCAAATTTTTGTGTTCGTTGTCTTGAGTCGAGGGTGTCGGCCAATTCACCGATTCCAAAGAATCTTTTTCTAAGGTGTGGCGCACCAATTGATCTTGCTGATACAATTTGCCATTCGAATCTATACAACCTGCTTTGGGAAATATCTTTGATAACTCTTTCGAAGGCTTTCCCTTTGTTTGCTGTAAGTAGTCCTGGGACATTTTCCAAGATGAAGTATCGTGGTCGAAGTACATCAATAAATCTCCAAACTTCATCCCATAACCATCTTTCATCATTTACTCCCTTTCTTGCTCCTGCAACCGATACTGGCTGACATGGAAACCCTGCTGTAAGAATATCTATCTTTGGTAGATACTTTGGATTTACATCTTCTATCTTTTTATTTAAGATCATTGTTTCAGGAAAGTTTTTTTCTAAAACAGAACAGCAGAAATCATCCATTTCTACCATCCAAGCTGTTTCACTAACTAGCCCTGATCTATGTAGACCATATTCTAAACCTCCTATACCGGAGAATAAACTTCCTGCTATCACAAATATATGTTACCAGTATGTTTGCATAATTCAAAGATTGTGATATATTTATTAAAGATCAGATTCGATCATCAATGTGCGCAAGCACTTCAGATCATCCTCTGATTGTCTGTGTGTAACACTAGCCCTTTAACGAGGGCTTTTGTTCTTTCTGTAGAAAATTTTACTTTTATAAACTTGTAATAAAATCCAGATCCTTTAATATTCATTACACGGAACAAATGTTTCGTAAAGAAGGTGCCGAAGGCATCTGTAAATTAAGGAGATTAGCATGGCTAATTATATGGTCTCATTGAAGACCGAAAATGGTGTAAAAACCAATACTGATCGTTTTGATAGTTCTATCAAAACATACACTGCAAACATATTCTGCGATTCACTCGCTAAAGAGAGAAAAATAGAATATCACGCAAATCCGAGAAAACCTAAGAAAAACTTAGATCCCACGATCCTGGAGTCACTAGAAGATAGTTCTAGTCCTGACACATTCCACTTAGCAGCAAATGGTATATATTTATTTGCTAATGAAGTTGATGTCTCAGGGAGTATGATGAAAGTTCAAATGTCTGATACAGAGACTAAATTGGAAGGTTGTGCAAATGGGGGACACCTCATGGCAGCAATCAAAGAGGCTCATGAA